GCTATAATACTTACTTGTGTCTGTTGCTGTCCTGTGCCTGTGCCTCTTTTCCAAATTGAACCATTTTTGTAGAGTGCTATAAGATTAGTTGTACTCGAATTACATCTTATTCCTATATTAAATTGATAATAACCTGCGACTGTAGGTGTAAACCTGTAATTGCTGACATCATATTTAGAGTCAGTATCCCAATCTTCAGTAGCAAAAGCTACTTTGGTAAATGTGCTTGATGAAACACCTGTCTGGTCTGCTGAAAGTTTCGCACTAAAAGAAGGTCCATCGGTTGCTATAGTTTTTGTAAGTGCAGGTAAAGTAAGAGTATTAGTTCCTGCTACAGCAGGTGCTGAAATAGTTATATCACCACTCGTAGACCCTTTTAGTTTTATACTACTCATTAATCTGCCTCCTCTATTGTGTTACCCTCTGCAACCCATTCTTGTAATTCTATCCAATGTCTGTTGTCAGCTACATTTAAGGGTACTGACCAAACTTGTCCACTTACATAAGTTACATCAACAGAAATATTCTGTTCAACTCCATGCACAGGTCCTTTTACATATTTAGCACTTTGTATCATAATTCTGCATCCAAAGTTATTGTTGCACCACTACTACTTGCTTCTTCAATTCTATATAATGACCCTGCTGTAATACCTGATGAACAAGTTGTTCTAACACCTGCAAATTGTCTGCTGCTGATAGTGCTGTTGATTGCTATTGCAGTAGCAGCTACAGCAGATGAACCATTAGATATATTCAAAGCACCACTATTAGACATTGATGGGGATGCCCTCATTTCAGGTTTTAAATCCATATAAGAATCTACTAGAGTGCTGCCAATTCCTACACCAAAATCTGCGACACATTTTGCACCACCATCGCCTGAATAACCTGATACAAAACAATATCTACGACATCTGTTCAAGTTTGTGCCTACATCTTCAAACTGAAATGGTGCTATGCTGTTGCTGTCAAATGTTCCTATTTCTAGTTGAACACCTGTTATGTACCACTCATTACTTGTGCTGTCTGATAGGTTTACTTGTGATGATGAAACTCTGTTTGCTGTCACGAGAGAGTTCCAAGATGTATTCAAAGTACCAGATGTAAAGTCTGTACCTGCACCTAAATACCAACCAACTATAAGTCCAATTCCATTATCATTATTAATTGTTCCACCTGTATCAGCATCAATATTTATTACTTTTTTCTCCCAAGTATTTGCTGAACTGACTGTATATTCTTTACTTATATTCCTTGAGCCATCTTCCGAATAAACCCACAGAGTATATGTTCCTGTTTTATTTGTTTTAACCCAAAATGATAAAGTTAATACCTCTGCACTTGATGTTCCATATTTTAACATCTGTAAATTTTGTGCCTCTACAGTATGCCTGATTCCTAAAGCATCAGCACTTGCTAAACTTGTGTCAGCAGTAGTACAGTCTAATTTTAAAGATTGAGAAAAACCCTCACCTGTTGGTGTGTCAGTAGATTGAGACATTGTAAATTCATATGTAGGTGTGCCATCTTCTCTGAACTGAAATCTGTCAAGAGTATGATACCCTGTATCACCATTACCTAATGCTGTAGCACTTGTACCTCTTTGTGCAATCTGCATATCGCCATTAATTATAATTGGAGTAGCAGTTTTTCTATCTAAAGCTACTGTGTTATCTGATACTGTACCATGTAAAGTTAGTGCCATTATTTACCCCTTTGGATATTTGTCTTTGACTGCTTTAATCTTCGCTGCCATCTCATCTGAGAAAGCTCCTTTTGTATATAGGTCATCTAGTTGATCTCCAATAGCAGGATATTCTCGTTCTCTTTTCTTTTGATATGCAAGTTTTTCTACCTCAACAATACTAGCATCTAGTTCTGATTGACTAGGTTGTGTTATATCTTTGCTATCCCACCTAATTGTATAACTATCTTTACTGCCAAAAACTGCAAACTGTGCATTTGGCTCTAATCTTAAAATTGCTTTTGCTACTACACTACTCATAATATTTCATGTGCTGTTATTACTGCAGCTTCTACATCTCCATCTTCACCAAAGGTATGTGTTCCACTACCTTGATATGCTTTGATTGAATAGGTATAAGTTCCTGCTGTTACATCATCAATGGTAGTAATCGCAAAAACAAAGTTTTGAGATGTTGTGCCACCATTTTCTGCTTTGTGTCTTTTACCTATTTCTATTGAATCTCTGTAAAGTCTATATAAAAAAAATCCACCTGTTTGACCTGGATTTGAGTTACCACAAGCTGTAATCATAACAGGTTTACCTGTTGTCGTAATCGTTACTTCAGCTAAACTGGTAGCAGTTGCACTATTAATCGTTACAGCACTTGCATCTGAAACAGACTGCACTTGTGATTGTCCTGTAGATGACAATTTTCCAACAGAGTTCAAATTACCACTTGCATCTAGTGATGCTTTTGTTGAACCATTAGATTGTAAATCTATAGCTCCACTCGTATCTGATACAAACTTTAGCCCATCACTTGTATCTGCATTGATCTTAACTGTCATAAGATAACTAACCTCTCTCCTGATGGGATTGTTACTGTAACCCCTGTGTTAATTGTAAGTGGTCCAACACACATAGCAGATTTGTTGGTAGACAAAGTATAACTTGTTGTAACTACTCTTTCGTTCTCAACAAATACTTGATCCCCACCTGCTCCAGTCGCACCTGCTGCTGCTGCTGCTGCCCATTTTAATCCTGTTGCTTCACTACTATCTGCTGTAAGTACAAAGTCATTTGTACCAACTCCGAGTGTCGATGGGTTTCCTGATCCATCCCCTGCTAATAGACTTCCTTTGGTAGACATATCAACAGCAGTAACTGCCGATGTTCCATTACCAATCAATACACCATTTGCAGTAAGCGAGGTCGCACCAGTACCACCACTTCCTACAGCTAGGGTAGCCGATAGACCTGCTGCTGTTCCTGATGTGTTCTGATTACCTGCTGAATTTACACCAGGCAGATCAATATTACCTGTTCCATCAAAACTTACACCACCGATATTTCGTGCAGTCTCTAAGGCAGTTGCTGTAGAAGCATTACCTGTCAAAGCACCTGCAAAACCTGTAGCTGTAAGAAGTCCTGAACTAGAGTTAAATGTTAAATTTGTTCCTGATTTTGGTCCAAGATTACCTGTTGCAGCAGTTGTAAATAGTACATTACAAGCTGTGTCTGATGATTCATCTGCAACTGTAACAGTCGTTGCTATCGCTGCTGTGCCACTTGTATCTTGGTTTCCTGATGTATTAACACCAGGTAGATTTATATTACCTGTACCATCGAAGGATACTCCACCAATGTTTCTTGCAGTCTCGAGAGCAGTAGCTGTTGCTGCGTTTCCTGTGCAAGACCCTGATGAGCCACTCGCATTACCAGTAACATTACCAGTCAAAGCTCCTGCGAATGTGCCTGATAGTACATCTGTGTTTGAATTAAATGTAAGTCCACTTGCAGTCTTTGGTCCTAGATCACCTGTAGCTGCTGTAACAAACAATGGAAAGCAAGTCGTATCAGTCGATTCATCTGCTACTGTAATCGTTGTAGGCACAAAACTTGTCGATGCTTTCCCATCTAGTTGTGTTTGTATACCTGATGTTACACCATCTAAATATCCAATCTCTGTAGAGGTTACTGCTGATACTGATACATCACCACTACCATCTGATACCAATGCTCTCGATGCAGTTAAGTTCTCCATCTTAGAAAATGCTATCGCTGCACTTGCATTAACATCATCGTTTACAATCACACCACTTCCTATAGATGCTGTGCCTGTAACATTTCCTGTACCATCAAAAGACCCTGATGTGTAAGTAACATCTCCTGTTAAAGCGATTGTTCTGCCTGTAGCCAAAGCTGTAGCACTTGCAGCAAGAGTTGCAGCAGATGCTGTGCCAGTCAGATTTCCTGTAACATTACCTGTGAGGTCTCCTATAAATCCACCACTAGCAGTTATAGTTCCTGATGATGTAAGTTTTGTTGCAGTAAGATCAGGCATATTTGCAGCAATATTTGCTAGTGTTACTGCAAAGTTATCGCTTGATTGTACGATAGGAAATAACGCACTACTCGATGGTGTCGTGGTAGTCGATAATTCTGAAATCTTTTTAGTTGCCATCTATTGTACTGTCCAAGTTGTAGAAGGATCTGTTGTATCTTGATAATCGAGTTCTGATATATCTGTCAAATCCTCTTGTTGTATTAATTCGTTATCTTCTGTTGCTAGTAAGAATAAATTATCTTCAGTCTCTATATATCCTCTAGCTGTTTCAGGTACAGTTGTCCATGTGCTAGAACTTATTGTCTGTACTGTCCATGTGGTCATTAATATAACCCATAGTCAATTCTTGTTGTAGGTGCTACACCTGAGTGTCTATCTCTCTCGTTAGAACTTATAATGTCGTTCTTTGTTCTGTCGTAATATGCAGACCATACTTGTATTCTCTTATCGTTTTGCAGATAAGGTTCTGCTTCTACTAATGCTCCATAAAGATAAGCATCAGGATGATGCGTGAGCATATCGTTAGTTGTATTTGAATCTGATAAAGCTGTAAAGTGTTTAAAATAGAGTATTTCTATTTGATATGCACTATCTGGTATTGGTCTTAGCTGTATGTTGTTGCCAATAATGCTGTATGCTTTTGGTTTACCTTTTGAGCTACCTGCGTGTATTCTATCCATTTGTTCAGGTGTTAGATATTCCAAAGGTGTCTTTGGGTCTGTGTTGAGTTGTATGTTACGCATAGCAACATAGTTGTCAGGCAGACTGTAAAACTCAGAGTCTGCTACTGTACTTGCAGTAACTCTTGTCTCCATTCTTCTTATTTTAAAATCTCTTTTATGTCTTGTTTCAGCTAGAACTATAAAATCAGGTATAGAATCAGTCAGATCTGATCTGTTCAACCAATCTGCTATAGCTGCTTTGAGTTCTGAATAATTTGATATTGCCATTGTTAATTATTTCCTATTAATTCTTCTTTGCTGTGTGTCTGTTAATTTTTTCTTTGGAAAATTCATTCTTTCCATATCGCCAATAATTTTTAAAATAGTCATGGGCGCTATTGCTGAACGAGAAAGTAAACCACTAGGTATAATTAAATTACCTTCATCAAATTCGCCATAATTTCTTGATCGTTTTCTTGATTTAATCCTTGCCATTATATTCGCCTATTTGTTGTTTTTAGATACCTGTACTCAGGACTGTTTAATAATTTTCTTACACCCTCTTTGTGGTCTTTGTTAAATAAATCAACCCC